GAAATCAAAGAAGAAATCAAAGAAGAAATCAAAGAAGAAATCAAAGAAGAAATCAAAGAAGAAATCAAAGAAGAAATCAAAGAAGAAATCAAAGAAGAAATCAAAGAAGAAATCAAAGAAGAAGATATACTATCATATTCATACATAAGCAACTGTATTTATTTCGAATATTTTGTAGGATATCAGATTGCAGCACTAATTGGTTATAAATCACCTAAAGATACGGTTACAAACAATGTATCCAAATCTAATCAGCTTGAATTTAGAGATTATCCTGGTGTTAAAATTCCGAATCTTGATCCAAGAACAATTTTGATAACCGCAGATGGTGCAGTTGAAATTCTTGTAAAATCTCGCAAGCGTATTTCCCCCGACGTGCTCCATCTTCTCAAAAAATTCAATATCGACACAACTAATCGTAAATGCTTAACCAAGGAGCAACAAACTCTTTCAACTATAACAAATGTATTCAAAACAGAAAAATTTGAAGATCAATTCAAAATAGGAACATATTATTTAGATCTTTATTTTCCAGAGTACAAAATAGTTCTGGAATGCGATGAAAACGGACATGCTGATAGAAAACCCTGGAAAGAACGTGAAAGAATGGATTTTGTGAATAAAGAGTTGAACATAGACGATACTAATTGGATAAGATTCAATCCTGACGAACACGATTTTGATATAGCAAAGGTAATTGGTGCAGTATATCGGAAAATCGACGAAATAAAAGATAAAACCAGAAAATCAACCGATGAAAGACAATGTTTTCGTTGCAATGTAGATAAAAAATTAGAGTTCTTCAAGAAAAGCTCAACAGGCTTTACAAAAACGTGCATTGACTGTCTTGATAAAGATAAAAATAATAGAACTAAAAAATTTAAACCGGTAAGACAATATACTCTTGGCGGCGTTTTTATAAAACAATTTGAAAGCGTTAAGGAAGCAGCAGACGCATTAAATATTTCATCTGGGCAGATATCTGCAAATTGTAGAAATCCTACAAAAATTAAAACAGCGGGTAAGTATATGTGGAAATTTGCAAATGAACAAAAAGAAAAAAATATAGATGGAATGAAATCTGATGTAATTAAAACTGTTGCACAGTATAATACAGATGGTGAATTTATAAAAACTTTCTCATCCGGACATGAAGCTGCTAGTGAATACGATGTTACACCTAGTAGTATTTATGGAGCGATAAGAAATAATTTTGTTAGTAAAGGTTTTTTATGGCGGTATGTGGAAGACGGGATAATCATTCCTAAAATAGATAAAGTTACGCCACATAGAAAATATATGAAGCAGGTTGATATTTATAAGGATGATGTACTTTTCAAAAGTTTTTTAAGTATAAGAGAAGCAGCAAATGAGATGAAAATCAATATAACAATGTGTAGAAAATTTTTAGAAGGTGCAAAAAGCGACCCGGTAGGGTACAAATGGAAATTCAAGGTAATTTAATTTTTTTAAACCGAAACCAGTTTAAAAAAATATGTATATAACTATTCTGAAGCCTATTTTATTCTACGTATACGTCTACGTGTTTCACAATCTGAGCATATTGCGATTAATATGTTGTAAAGTATTTTTTCACAGAACCAGCAGCGTTTAGTCATATTGATATTTATTTATCAAATTAAATTTTTATTTCAATTTTTTTAAAAGATGCCCTAATCCAACCCTCATATAATAGTCATTCATTTCTTCTTGTGGGTGAATATAATTGCATAGTCTCTTTACGTCTTTATTTTTATACAATCTATTATTTTTAATAACGAAATTGCATCTATCCTTAAAACGGCAACTATTGACAACCAATTCTTTTAAAGTATGTGCATAATTGCAATCTTTATAATTACATTTTCGCCTTGATAATACGCTTTTACACATCTGAGTCCTTTTTAAACTTATAGGTTGTAGCACAGGTGCTACAGGTACATGCACAGGAGCTGGTTCAGGCGTAGTCTTCACAGGGAATAACTCTAATTTTTCGGAAGTTTGTTCTTGTTTAACATTTTTCCAATTAAGAACAATTTTTACATCTTCCTCTTCTTCCTTCACAATTGGGGCGTCTTCCACCTTTTTATGTTTTGGGCTATTATAAGAAATGATAGGTAAAGGAGCCCTTGTTTGTTTTAGGTATCCAGAAATTCTGAGTCTTCTATCATCGTAATAATTGTCATTTATATAAAGAGGTTCAAGGAATACATCGGAAGTAAATTTTATATTCAATTTTGGTTTGTAATCCTCCGATTCATCGGAATCGTACTCGTTTACTATTTCTGTATCACTATCGTATTTCATTTTTATAAATTTTAGTAAATTTATTTATAAAAATCAATTTTTAATTTGTTTTTTCCATTTCTTATTAATCTTCTTTACAATATCTTCTTCTGATAATTCGGGATACGATTTTCTTATCTTCTTATCCTTCTTCTTGTAAAAAGCTTCATATTCTTCCCCCGTATAAATATCTTTTTTTGTTTTTTTAACAGGTTCAACCGAACGGTCTCTGTCTCTGTGTCTACGTCTAGAACGATCACTCTCATATGATGAACGATCACTCTCAACGGAACGATATCTACGATCACTATCAACAGACCTATCTCTGCGTCTGGAACGATGTCTGTCTCTACTCTCAACAGAACGATGACGATCACGGTTATCGTCACTTTCTTCCTCGGATTTTACTTCCACAATAATCTTCTTATTTCTCTCTTTTTTAGATTTTATTTCAGGTACAAGGTCATCGACAACCTCTTCGGTACTTTGAAGACTTTTATTATATTCATCAAGTTTTTTAAGGTACTCCTCTTTGTTTTTCAAATATTGTTCATTATATTTTTTATATTCTTTGTTATTTTTTTCTTTCATTTTATTCCATAACTCCGCCAATTTCCCCAAAATTTCTTTATTATTTGCATCAGGGTTATCTGCTTTGATTTTATCTCGGTTGGCCCCACAAAATAATATATATGCCGAACCAATTTTCCTGGGCTTATTTAAATCCTTATCATCTTTTTTAACCTTTATAAATTTCTTTAAAGCTGTTTTAGTCTTTGGATTACTCCATTTTTTAATAATCGAATCGGCCGTATCCTTTTCATCTTTATTCTTTTCGATAAAATCCAAAACGAATTTACTGATATCATCAGCATTATATTTCTTTATCTTCATTTTTTTATAATAAAAACTTATTCTTAAGTTATTTTAAAAAAATAAAAAAAATATATATAAAATAAATGATAACAGATTATCCAACCAGTTTATGTAATTGTTTTAATAACGATTGCGATAATACTAGATCAACACAAGGCTATAATTCAAATCTTTCCATGAAAAATTGCGATTTCAAAAAATATGATTGCAACATCGGTAGATATAATGATTGTGGTAGAAAAGAGATTTTTAAACAGCAAATTGAACCTCGATTATTAAAAGATTTCGATATCTTAAATAAAAATGTGTATAAAAGTGCATTCGATAAAACATTTCAAAAGGTAGATTGTCCCGGAAACAAAGGTTGTAACTCGACCGTGTATACTAGTAATGATCCTCGTTTGGTTTCTGTAGTTAACGGTGGACAAATACAAACACTTGATAGACCTCCTCTTAATGCGAGTATAAAACTAGCCGATATTTATACTGATCCCAGTTTAAAAAATTATGGTGCTAATTATAAATCTTATGATGATATAAATGCAGGGGATATAGTTTATTATATTGATAAAAGTATTGAGGATGCATTCTTTGAGCCTAATTTTACAAACCCATCACAGGTTACCGGAGTATTATATAAGGATCCAATGACTGCTTTCAAACCTCAGTATGATAGAATACCTATTAAGGATAATAATATGTTGGATACAAGTAAAAATAGAACCTACAACACCGGATTGTCTTTCCTGAGCGATACGAATGAGCATAGAGAAGATCTGATGGCCAAGCAAATGTACAAGACAAATAAGAATAGGTATTCATCCCGATGGACAGGGCAAATTTCTCAATAATTTAAATTTAAAGATTGATGTATAAATATAAAAATGTCGGAAATTGAAAAGCAAATTAGAGATACTTATTACCAGGCTTTCTACGATAGTATAGATGAAACTGTTAACTCGAAGTCGCCTGATTATGAATGGATTGTACGGTTATATCTAGATATCAGGGATAGATTATTGAGATATATTAAAAAAGATACGGATACTTACAGGATTATTGATGACCAATTTGATGAAAAATTGTTTGAACAAATGATTACAAATGATGTTTTTGATAAACAATCAATGATTGCTTTAATAAATGGTAGTTTTAATATGGTATTGAGACTGGAAGCACCTCAGAGAGACAAAGCGACTTTACAATCAAGACAGCGCGTTTTCGAGTCTGAACCTGAAAAGATCGTGTCTACTTTCATTCGAGAGATTAACCAGTGTCTAGACCTCATTGACGTGGATTTCGCGAACCTGTTTGCTGAAAAAAAAAAATTGAACTTTTGAAATGTCGTTTTAATTAATTTTCAGAATGAGCTTCATTAAGACTATTGTATATGACGAGAATAAAACTCAAAAAGATGCTGAATTAGAGATTGAGTTACAGAATATTTCTGCTTCTTATGGTTTCAGTCCAAACATACTGAATACAACTTTCGATGATGATAAGTGTGTGATAGAGATGGAAGACCTTGGTGACGAGTGTGTGTTTGATAATTATGGCGATGATCCAGCTGATGTCCCTGAAGATATTTGGGTGCAGATCCGTCGTATTTTGGACACTCTATTGGAGGAGGAGGCGATAGAGTATGTGGATATATCACCCTACAATTTTATAGAGAAGGATGGTAAAGTGTATGTGGTAGATTTTGGCGATGCATACTATAGCGACGAGAAGAAGGGGGATGGATATATCAATGAGTTCCTGGATGATTTCCTTGACGGGGCCAACGAGTGGAACCCGGATTTTTTCTAGATTATTTTATAAATATAAGATTTTCTCACTTTATAAGTGAAAAAATTTTTTGGCGGGAAACGAGGCACGAGAGGTGACGACGTGACGACAGGCGACAGGAGCGGCGGGAGACCGGGAGTGACGGGAGACTAGTATTTTTCTTGGGGTGAAAAAAATTGATTTTTTTCTGGTGTTTTCAGGTGTTTTTCAGACAACATGCAGCAAGGAACCGAACAGATTTACCAGATTATGCGCGAAAGCAGCGAGGCATCCGACGCCGAGTGGGAACCAGATATCAAGACTGTCAAGACAGAAATTTCTCGTATCCTGACTGAGTACGAGGCGATTCGCGACTACTCGAAGGCGTACACGGAGCTCGTGCAGCTGATTGACCATTATACCGGGAACATCGACCTTCTCCAGGAAGCCTGCGGGCAAACCGACGAAGACATAGTACAGTTTTTGAATGATGTAGTAGATAAATAAAAATATATATTTAGATTTAATGAACAAAATTTTTTTCCACATACCACGACACCCACACCACTCGACACCCTCCACCGCACACATCGACACCCCCCAAGACGCCCTCCACCGCACACATCCCTCCACGACACACACTACACCATCGACGACCCCTCGACAACACCCATCGACAACTCCCCAAGACACCCTCCACCGCACACATCCCTCCACGACACACTACACCCTCGATGACACCCATCGACAACACCCTCCACCGCCCTCCAGTACACCACACACATCCCTCCGCGACGCCTCATCGCACATCAAAAAATTTTTGTTTTAAAAAAATTGATTTTTTTTGGAATTTTACTAAAAATTTTTATTCATGACCGTTATGCATATCCCAGAAGAATTACAAATCCGTATTATCAAGCAAGCTACTCTACTCGAACTAGTAGATGTAGTCGGTTACAAAAAAAATAGACAAAAACTTATGTTTAGTTTACTAGTAAATTCTCATTGTTGTTGTTGTGGAAAAACAATGTCAATATTTGATCGTAAATATGGTTCGTACACGCAACGCTTTTTTTCTCCTGACTGGTTACCATCTATATCAGAAAATGGTAATCCTTATTACGAAGGAAGATTTTGCTCTAAATATTGTATTAAACGTCTTATTAGTTATAACGAGGAGAACAGTGAATATCCACCATACCATCAAGTACGTAGCGGAAGTGAAGGAAAAGGGTTTTTTGAAATGTTGAATGAAAAATATGGCAGTGTTTGGAACAAAGAAACTAGTTTAGATTTAAAGTAAATTGATTTTATTTATAGAATTTTTTCACTTTTCTACGATTATTATTTAATTTCTTAAATTAAATAATTTAGTACGGTGTCAATAATTTGAATAATACAAATAAAACATCAAATAAACCATCAAACAACCTATCTCGATACCGATACCTGTACCCGTACACATGTTGATAATTGGTTTGATAATTTTCATAATTGCCCTGTACAAAAATAATTATAAAGAATAAAAATAATGGAATAATAAAAATATACCAGTTGACATTTTGAAGTATTTCAAGGTTTGGATGATTTTTGAAATATTCATCATCATCTTGTGAATTGTAATATAAGACAAAACTTATATTTATAATAGATAATACAATTGAAAGTAGTCCATAGATTGCTACCAAGCAATACAAAATTTTTTTCTCTTTCTTATAGTTACGAAAAGAATGATAACACAGTAACATCATATATAGTAGTATACCTATATTGGCTAGTATTATATCATTTCCATTGCCCATTTATTACAAATAATATTTTTTTTTAAAATTGATTTAAAGACATAATTTCAAAAATAAAGAAAAAATGTTCGCAGCAGCAATGAAAAATGTATACACTACAACTTGGAACAAC